AGTTAATAGTCGCCGCTCCTTTAACTGCCCCGGATTCATCTGCTGCCACAACCAAGAGCCACTGTCCTGTTGCGATGTAGACTCTGACCTGATCCAACGTATAATCGTCACCGCCATACTGCACAGCTTCTGCCAAATATTGTTCGACCAAAGGCCAAGCTTGATTAACATATTGAATGGGAACATGGCGAATTAAGAGGCTCATGCTGGCAAGTATTTGTCAGCTTTAATTGCAGGAGCTTGCTTAGCTTTACCAGTTCTTGCCTGTCTTACTTTGTTCATCATCGCATACAGCTTCTTAGCGCCAGCATCCGAAGACCCATTACCTAAATGAGACACAACATCGGCGGGTACTACAAACTCATTATCAGCAAGACGGGCTGGTTGTTTACCTTGGATACTAGCAGGAATAGAGTCGCTCATACCGTCACCAGGACCTTTTAGCATACGACCGCCATCAGAGTATCCGCCTAAGTTAGCAATACCACCGCCAGCATAGTTTGCGTTAGGTGTGCCGCGTAGTTTCTTTAAAGCAAGCATAGCATTATAGTCGCCACCCTGTGCTTTAGCTGCTAATGCCGCTGGACCACCTTCTTGTGCATATTGGAGTGTATATTTATCCATTGCATCTCGGCTACCCATTAAATCTTTAAGGGCGTCTGCACCGGTACCGCCACCGGCCATAGTAGCTACAGGTTCGCCTGTAATTGGGTTAGTTTTTGGATCGTAGTCTGCAGCTACTGCTTGCGCAGCCATAGGCATTTGTGAAGACTGTGCGTATTGGGGTTTAGAAATTTGACTTTGTGGATACATACCGCCACCCATAAAATCTACGGGTTCAGAATTTGGGTCTAATAAACCGCCTCCGGCGTAGCCAGGCGGCCTTGCATATCCAGCATAGTTAACTTGATATGGTGGGTGTGGGGGTTGAACTACATCAGGCGAATACTGATTTGGGTCGTATTTAAATTTAGCTAAGTTACCACCAGTGTATGGGGTCTGAGCACTTGCTGGCGTACCGTATCTCTTATTATCTTGGGCTATAAGCGCACTTAAACCTAAACCACCTAAAGCAGCTTTAGCACCAAAACCTAACGGGGCTGTACCAGTGCCGGCGGCACCAAGTACTGAGTTTGCAGGCACATTAGCAAAAGCATTTGTGTAAGCCTGGCCGTACACGTTTGCGGCATCCATAGGGATTTGACCTGCTGCTACACCTTGGCTTAAAGCTTGCGGGGTTAATGTACCAAGTTCCGCGCCAGAAGTAACTGGCATAGAGTATCCGGCATTTAAAAGGGCATTTGAACCAGCTTGCATTCCAGCAGTATCTGCCCCAGCTACAGCCCCAGAAACGGGGGCACCAGAAGCAGAAAGAGCTGTCGGAGCGCCAGCGGCTAAGTCGCCAGCCCCCATGTACAAGCCAGAACCACCCAAAGCGGCTCCACCTAAACCACCCATAAGGGCATTCATCCCTACATTTTGACCTGTAAGAGCGGCTACACCACCACCTGTTAAAGCTCCAATACCAGCTCCGGTAACGCCCGAGGCAAGCGCAGTAGACCCCATTAGGGCCCCATCTTCAAATAGCATAGGCGCAGCTGCGCCATCAGTCATAACAGTTGCAGCCAACGCCGCAGCTATTGGTAAATAACTTTCAAAACCACCAGAACTTCCGCCGCCAGCCATAATCTATCCTTTACTTTTCACCGATTTTAACACGGTTATCCTATAATCCAAGCGGTTCCGTTATCAAAAACAGGTACTGGATTAGCACCTCCGCCAGTCGCTGTAGTACCAAAGCTAGTACTTGTAGCATCTGAAACAAACAGTCTACGGCCCACAATTCCAACAGTAGGTAGAGTAGCTACCGTATAAACAACAGTCTGCGCTGATATATACTGGGTTACGTTATCTATCTGTGTAAAGTATAAGCGAAATGCGTTGTTAAGCTGGTCCTGATACGATTGCGCATACTCTACTGGGGCAATCGGTAAGTTAGGTGCTTTTGACGGTACTATGTTTGTTTTAGTTGTAGCCATTATCTTCTTCCGTCAGGGCGTATATCAATACGTGGGCTACCTAGCTGCCATGTAACACCTGTCTGTCCACCAGACTCAATTCTAAAACTCATTTGACGACCCCTAAGGCGGGTATAAACTTGACCATCAAACTGTTGTACGTTATAGACCCTAGTATTTGTGTAGTTTTGCGTACTAGTAACGGCTGGGTTATCCGCTGTACCATATGGAGTACCTGAGTTTTCTCTAGGCTTAACCGTCATTGTTACAGACGGCTGGTTAGTAGTAGAACCATTAAAGTTAACGTCAGGGAGAATACGCCATACAAATCCAAAATTGTGTCCATCGCCAATATCAAAGTCCGAAGATTGTACATAAGAGTTAATTGGACGTGTAGTTAAACCTGCGTTATCGTCTACACCGTTTTCATGCTGTAGTAAGTAACCAAAACCACCAGCTGACGTCATTGTGATGGGGGCTGTAATTGTTCCAACAGTCTGGGCGGTGCTTAAGTTATAAGTTCCCGTGCCACCATTAGCAGTGCCATAGCTAACAATAGTAGTACCCGCAGTAACTCCAGAACCGCTAATAGTTGTATCCAGAGAAATACTACCCGAGGATATATTAGTTACATACAAAGTGTAACCAGAAATATAGCCTTTAAATGAAGCTGAATTTAGGTAGTTAGCAGCCAACGGATAAGTTTGAATACCGGAACCTAGCCAAGCAGAACGAGCCATAGTGCCGTAATACCAAACACGGTCTAAGTAGTTATAGATTACGTACTTATCAGGTAATCCATCAACGCTATCATTACTTACGTAATACCACCACACTTCGTTATATCCTTCATTAGCACCTGCAAATACTTGGAAGTTTTGTGCTGGGTTAATATCATCAAAAATAAACTGACGCAAGGAGCATGGAAGTGTTTCAACACGACCAGAATACATATAGAACTTCTCTTGACCCATCCAGTAAGTTACGTTGTTAACTGTAACCACAGCGTTAGGAGATATAACAGAAATGTTATCCATCAAAATCTGGAAGCCCCAAACATAAGGAGCACCTAAGTACTGCATAGAATAAAGAGCAGAATCAGTCCAAATCAAAATCTCTTGGCGGGTTGCACGTGCGCCAACAATGTAAGAGCCATTAGTTAAAGTAAATTCGCCCGATTGGTTTGTAATGTCAGGTACCCATTGGTAGGGATTTTGCTGGTCAGACCAACGAACAAGCATTGGGTTAAATGGAGTGGTCGATAACCCAGATTGGTACGAGTTAGCCCCCATAGCAATAACAAACCGCTGAATAGCAGAAGAAAGAACTTGATTGGTTTGGTTAGGAACGTACTGACCTAAATAGCCTTTAAATGTAGCTAAGGTGCTAAGAAGCTGCGCCCTAGTACCAACACCGTTAGCATCTTGCCAATAGAAAATACCGCTTCCACGTGGAGCTAACACAAGGTCTTGGCCATAGTTATCACTAGTCCATAAGCGTAACTGCTGTCCAACACTAGATGTAGCTGCCGCTTGACTCCAACCACGAGCGCCATATTGGGGATATAAAGTTACAGAACCACCTACACCAGACGTAGTAGAAGTAGCTAAAAAAGTACCTGTATTACCGTTGGTTTTAATAGTATATGTATTAGCATCAACATAGGTAATCTGGAATGTATTGTTCATCAATGCAGTAGGAACACCACCCACAGTAACTGTAATATCTCTAAAGGCTACCCAACCAATAGAAGCCGTACCCGTGCCAGCACCTACACCAGATGCCGTAAACAAAGTGCCTACTGTATTAGCAGAAGCGCCAATAGCTGTAAAATCGGTAGTTCCAACAGAAACAATCTTGTATTGTTGCCCTACTATAAATGACCCAGCGGTGGTTAAATAACCATGCCCAGTCTGTGTAACTGTTACAGTACCGCTACCACTAGTTGTAGAAAATGGGTTTGTTAATGTTTGAGGAATTGTAGGTGACCAAGAACCTGCACCCCAACCGTTACCTGTTGTATAGGAGTTATTACCTACAGGAAGCTCATAGCTAATTACACAAGCACTACCGCCGCCAGAACCGGTCCCAGAGGCAGTATATGGAAGGGTTATTGTAAATGTGGTATTTGATGTGATTGATGCTACAACCCACTCTTTATTTAAAGTAGTAGCAGTAACGCCGTTAAAACTAGTAGCACCTGAAATAACAATATAATCACCAATATTAGGCTGGTAAGTAGAGTCTGTGATTGTTAATGTTGCGCTGCCACTAACAGTTGAAAGTGGGTTAGTAAGTGTATGGGTAACTGTAAAAGGAGTAATGTCGTTATAATTACCGCCAGCTTCGATATAGTATTTAAGGTTAGTGCCAACACCTACATAGTTATTACCAGCTAGGTCAACCCAGTTCCATAAGTCACGACAAACACCTAAAAACGTATTACTAGATAACCGTGCCCAACCACCAATTTTTTCAGGAAAACCAGAACGGAAACGAATTTTATCCCCGTCATACCAACCACCCTCGTTAGAGTAATCAGTACCTTCACGGTTCAAACCAGGTCTAAATTGTAGTTTTTGTAATGGCATACGGGTTTACCCTAGCATCTTAAGTGACATGGCTTTGACTTCGTTCACCCGCTTTTCCCAACCTTTACCAAATACAGGGAAAGTCTTCAGGGACTTTAGGAATTGTAACCGATTATTACAGTATTCTTCAATTAGAGTCTTGGCCGCATCGCCCTTAAACTGGCTCACGGCAGCCATAGTAGTTGTACCAAAACCACCATCAGGAGCAACCCCAACGCAGTTCTGCAAAGCCTTAATAGCACGCCCGACCCCGGAATTAACAGCGTAGTCAAAAACAGCGTAGTCAAGACCAGATATAAGCTCATCAGCTCTGCAAGCATCCCAAAATTTCCTTCTATATAAAGGAGCAACAATAGATGGCGTTAGAGCGCGCATCTGCTTTTCGTTTACATCATGCCCTACCCACATAGCCCATGTTGAGGCAGTAACTCCAAGGTTTGTCATACCCCCCGGGTCTGCGGGGTTATTTGCGTAACCGCCTTCGTGGACTAAAAGTGCTGTTAGGGCATCTGCAAAGTTGTCTTTCATTTAATACCAATCTGTTCGTTAAGCCATTTTTGTAATTCAACTAGCATTAGCGTGGTTTGAGCGCAGTTTCCAGCAAGTTCATTGTAGGCGGAGATAACATCAGCTGACTTGGGGGCTGTGGAAATACCGGACATGGTACTGCTATTGGGGTTGTTCCACACGCTAGTAGACTTATAGTAGTTGCGAAGAGCAACAAGCTTAGCTTCGTATTCATCAGAAATTCCTT